TCTGCTTTTTTTGTTTCCTTTAGCGCCAATGCCTCCACTTTTTTTGTTTCCTTTAGCGCCAATGCCTCCGCTTTTTTTGTTTCCTTCAATGCCAATGCCTCCGCTTTTTTTGTTTCCTTTTCACCACCCACCACCACCAATTCTAGCTCACGACCACCACCCAACTCCACTCCACCACTCAGCCCCGATAACCAGTCCACCTCACGCACCACCTTCTGACGCACCGGACGACCCCTCTTTACACCACCCAACACCTCTGACACTGACACTTCTGATGACATTCTTGATGACAACGACATTCTCTTTTATTTTCATTCTATATTTACACCTATTTTCATTTCAATTTTTTTTACACAGCCACCTTTGGAAAGGTGGCGCCAAACCCCACACCCTATTTACATTCAAAAAAATAGCGCCCCTCAACGCGCTATTTTTTATTTTTATTTTTAGACATTTAAAACGTGGTCTTATTATACCATAATTTTTTGTTTAATCAATTCTCTCGTATAATCGATAAAATCACTCCATTCGATATCACCATATTTTTTCATGTATTCAATATGGAGTTCTTGGATACTTCCTTTTCCAAGCAAATAAATTTTTTTGGGGATTTCATTATTGGGATTGTGTTTATCTATCCACCAAGATTGTTTTTTGCCGGTGATTGTTTCTGAAACAATCTCTCCGCTATCAATTTTGTTAATTATATCAAGCCTTTCGGTCTGATTAATCATGTTGTATACTTTGCTAAAATTTTGTCTAAACATTTTTAATTCTTTTAACTTATAATAAAAAGGATAAATCCATTTCAATTTTTTTCACAGCAACTATTGGAAAGGTCGCGTCAAACCCACGACCCATATTACTCGCGTTATCAATAATCAAAATCATCCAGATTCAATATCACGAGACCTACTATTATTACAAGCATACCAATCAATTGTTTTCGCGTTATAACTTCATTCAAAAAAAGATAACCTGCCGCAGCAGTGACCAACGGATATGCTGATAGCACCGCCGTCAATAAAAATGCAGACGAATCTTTTAATAAATCCAAGTAAAAATGGGTCGCTATTAAACCTAGCAACGCAGTCATCCACAAAGCGAGATACAAACTGGGGCTTTTGTTCATAGTACGTATATCTTGTATTAATTTAGTCGGCTTGGTAAAATATACATAAAATATCGCCAGTGTCAAATAAAACATGCCCGAAATCAATATCATACTTTCTACCTGAATATATGGGACTATATACTTATACAAAACCGGTCTTGTGCCAAAGATTAGAAAGATGAATATATATTGCAAATATCTAAACAGCATTATTATAATAGGTCGCTATAATTATTTTACTAAAAGTCGCATGAGTGCGACGTAATATAATATTCTCTCTTGAATCTCGCGAGAGAATATTATTGCGCTTGTTTATTTGCGACGCTTTTGAGTGCCTTTTTTGTTGCGACGTCGTCGTATTGTGCGTTTCTGTCCGCGTCTCGGTGCACGTCGTCGTATCGTTCGGCGTGGGATTTTACTGGGTTTGCGTTTGCGTGTTGAGTTGTTGCTGTTGCCACCTTTAGATCGACGATACGTAACGCCACTTTTAGTGCGCCCCGATGGGTTGCTTGGTTGCGGGCCACTTGGTGGTGCTGGAATTAAGGTGCCAGATAGGCCTGTTTGAAGTCTTGGATATATGGTGGCCGAATGGCCAGAAACACCCAATAGTTGGGCGTTTATCGGTTCCAATCGTCCACGTTGTGTCTGTGCCACCCTATTACCCGAGCTCGAAATTATTTGCGACTCCGGAGTAGTATTTCTTGCCTCCCCCCTATTATCAGACCCAGTGTCCATCGCAGGGTTTCCCTGATTCAAAGCAGCGCTCTTATCCCTTCTCCCCTTATCATATCCTGACTCATACGCTCGGCTGATTGAGTCTTCAATGCCAGTTAATTTTGCGTGGGTATTATTTAAGCCGTCATTGTAGCCATCCTGGAAAGTAGCTGTTTCCATTAGTGTCATTTTTGTCGTTTCATCCTTCTTCCTCTTGTTCGTGCCCATCGACATAGCAGCCCCCCTGCCCGTCGGCCTAATAGCCATCACGCCCGTCGGCCTAATAGCCATCACGCCCGTCGATATAGCAGCCCCTTGCGTTGCCACGTTAGAGACCTTACATTCCAACCCACAACTGCTGCAAAAATCGTTTACTATTTCGTTGATTTTATTCCTAATAATTTCACGTGTTGCATCATTTGGTGCAAGATTCTTAAGTGCATAGAGCAACTCTAATGTTATTGGTCCAGTTATATTACGCCCCGTAATTGTATACTCCTTAACTAGTTGATATTTTTGCATGTTTATAAAAGACGGATTTGGTTCAATAATCTTAAGGGTATCTGAAGAAAATTCAACAGATTTAAATGATGGGGATTCTTGGATCTTTGGAAATTTAGACTCCTCGTCGCTAGATTGGTCAAGATGCAACTTACTAATAGAACCATGCTCTTTAACCGATACATCGGGCTCTAATAGTAAAGTATCCTCATTTTCAAAACAAAATGATTGTGTTGACATTGTAATCAATTGCACAAAGTCAGATAATTGAATTATCAGTTTCTTTATAACCTTTATATTCTTTGGATCATTGATGTTAATTTTTAAGATTTCCTTAAGTTTTTCCACATACTCTTTTACATTTTCTATTACCTTGACACATTCCAATTGAAATAACTCATTTATTTTACTTTCATAGTTGTCAGTAGATTGATTATAATTATAATTCTTATTATAATTCAATCTAAACCTCTCTACAAAATTAATTAACCGGTTGCTGTGTATATTTTCATCTATAAGACTACCCAACCTGCCATCTGAAGTATCAAATAATTTTCCATTTTCTGACATACCACCAAATCCAAACACATCAATTTTCGGCGCGAAAGTAGAACGCAAACCATCGGTATCACTTTCGCTACCACTAGTCGCTTGAATACAACATTCACTCGCTAAATTTTGTAAAAAACAGGCATATCCCAGTGTTTTTTTCAAAAGAGCTTTATAATGATGATCAACATATTTAGAACTATTTACACCCGGATTTGTATAAAATCCTTTACCAGTATCTCCACCATCATTGCATTCAACATCATCTAAAAGTCCCTCGCCTGTACGCATTGTAGTTGGAATAGAAGCAGCCTTGCCCGCTAAAAATTGGATATCTTCGTCTCCCCATACATAGCTGTCTGATGTACCAATATGTGTCACGCTATCTGCAATATTGTATTCCTTGTGGAGAACGTCATCCCTCATGGATGTGCGATATATCTTGTCGCAGAAAGTTTTCAAACATTCTAATAATAATATTTGCAAATTCTTATTATTAATTGCCTTGTGATAGAATCTAATTTGATTATATGCATCGTTATGTTCTGTGTTAGCTCCACGAAGCTTAAAATCCGTTCTATAATTCTTATTTATATATTTAGCTACATCATCATATGTTATATTGAAGTTTCCAGGAACACCCCATGTCAAAAGCGTATTATCATTATCGCTGATTGTAATATTAAAACTAGTATTACTACTCCCTTTTATATTCACATCGAAAATCCCATAAACACCAGTTATCGTTTCATCAACAACAATATCAACAACACTTCCAATAGGACATCCATCCAGCCCTATTTTTTTAGGTATAGACGGATGTGATGCTTTTTGTTTACTCATATCAAAGCCCATATCGCTAGTAGCACCAGCCCCCATTATACGCATAACACGTTCATTAAATAATATTTTATCACCTTCATTCAATGTATTAAAATAGGTTTGAAAAGTACCTCTGTTTACCTGTTTACCCGACTCTGTAAAATGACTGCGGGTGCCCGGATGCTTAATCTCGTCTGCTATAAATTCAGCAAATACTTGCATTCTTGATAGATATTTCTCAGCTGGTATATCTGGAAAAATTATACCATACCTACGAAGTTCCGCTATTAGAGCATCTATATTAGCCTTTTGAAGTTTATGCGAGTTAGCAACATTAATATTATATGATAAAGAAAGCAGACCATCCAAACGTGTTTTTAATTTGGTTTTAAAATCATTAGAGTCTTCTTTGTATATATTATCGATAAAATTATTTAAACGAGGGATTTTTCCAAAATCATGTGCCAGATCTATTAGGTCATTGACTGCTTGGGCCAGTTTGATATCACTCATTAGTCTCTTGGCGTCAGCATCATTCAGTATACGAAGTTGTTCTTCTATAGTACCTATAGTACCTATAGTTTCAGTAGTCAGCATATCAATTTTGTCCGCATGAACAGAATAACGTTCTTCCGCAATCTTCCCAAGCCCTTCAACTCCATGCGTGTACATATCATACATTCTTGTACTGACAGACAACGCAAGATATTCATCGCCTAAACTTTTTACAGGACTTCTTGCGCTAGCTTCATCTTTTTTAACAGGAACCACAGGTTTTGCATTATTCTTAGGTTTAGCGTCTTGAATCATCTGTTCGTATTGAATAAAAAATAAATATTGATTACTTGATCGAATAGCTCTACCATTCATGTCTGGCGCAACACCAGAAAATTTTGACTTGGAATAATGAGTAAAATTATTATAAACATATGCATACGTACCCAACATAGAATCACCAATTATAATATTTCCGACTACATCATATTCGACACAAATATAAACATTTTGTGTATCGGATGGTTGATCACCTGCACCAACCTTAATAATTAAATGAATAACTAGACAATTATTCAGGGTTTCAGTATTAAACCTATAATATTGTATCAATGATATCGGTTGTTTATGTTTTCCATTGAACGCTTCTACAAATAACTTATTATTCTCTAACTGAACCAACCCATTTGAATCGAGCGTAAAAGCAGCAGGAATATTCAACACAATCTTGGATTGATAATTTATTGAATATTTAAGATTATAATAATTGGATCCCTCACGACCAATACCAACGATTTCCAACTGCTCATCATATTCATAGTTCTGTGCAGTTGCACCTTGAGCTCCACTTGCACTTGTAGCACCAGTTGCTCCGGTAGGTCCAGTCGCACCTTGAGCTCCACTATTAAGTAAATAATTGTAAATAAAATTGGAAACATTGTTATACAAGTCCAGCATATAAGAAGCAGCGTTCATTTCTATAGTCATTTCATCTTCCCCATTACCCGACATATTATACTATCCGCCGAATTTAAATTCAATGAAATATGTTATAATTCCAACAATAAAATCCCTAATTATAGCATAATGTCTCATATTCTGTGGTTCAAAGATTGTTCGTATAAAAACAAACATTTGGTCGGGGGCAAATGCAGTTCTTTAGGCGAGTTGTATTATTTGGCCAAAATATTAAATTTCGACGTCGCCGACGGCTTCGCGATTACCACCACACTTTATGACGAATTTATAGAAAAAAACAATTTACAGCCCAAGATTGAGGAGATACTAAACACCATTAACACCGAAGATTTAACAGAATTAGAAGCAAGGGCGCACCAGTTAAGACAGCTCGTCATTGATTCTGAATTAGAGTCCGCGCACGCCGATATGATTTGCAAACATTACAAGGATTTATGCGACCTTTTTCACAACCCTGATTTGGAAGTCGCCGTTCGTTCAAGCGCCATCGCAGAGGATTTGCCCAATGCGTCTTTTGCAGGCCAACAAGATACGTATTTAAACATCAAGGGTGGCGACAATTTGGTCATCGCCGTAAAGAAATGCTTCGCCTCGTTGTTCAACACCCGCGCCATTTCATACAGAAAGACCCACAACATTCAGTTGTCCGACGTAAAAATATCCGTCGCGATTCAAAAGATGGTCCGTTCCGACGTGGGTTCTGCAGGCGTCGCTTTCTCCATTGATCCTGAAACTGGCTTCAACAAGGCCATCGTTGTGAACTCCGCGTTTGGTTTAGGAGAATTGGTCGTTTCTGGTGGTGTCAAGCCCGACGAAATCATCTTGGACAAGCGTGCGCTAAGACACATTGACGGCGACCCCATTATAACCAAGAACAAAGGCGACAAGAATACCAAGATCATTTATGATGAGGTTTCAGGCGTAAAGGAGGTGGAGACATCTGAACACGAGAAATCCAACTACAGCATAACGAATAGTCAGGTCATTACCTTGGGTCGTCATGTGCTATTGTTGGAAGAGGCCTATTCCAAAATGTTCAAGAAGCAGATTGGTGTCGACGTGGAGTGGGCCATTGACGGAGTTGACCACAAGATTTACATTATACAGACACGTCCCGAGACGATTCATAGTAATAGCGAAGAGTTGGAGTTGATCAAATATGTCTTGTGCGAGAAAAGTAATGTCCGTGTAACCGGTGTAGCCGTCGGCGATAAAATCAGCACGGGTCGCGTAAAGGTATTAACGTCAATGTCTCAATACAAGGAGTTCAACAAGGGCGACATTTTGGTGACGGACATGACGACGCCTGACTGGGAGCCGATTATGAAGATTTCATCCGGTATCATTACAAACAAGGGGGGGCGAACATGCCATGCAGCAATTGTCGCGAGAGAACTCGGATTGAATGCTGTTGTGGGCGCCGGAAATGCAACTGCAATTTTGTCCAACAGCGACATGGTAACCATCTCATGCTCTGAAGGAGAGAC